TCTTTAATTCTTTTGCTCTTGTGATTAAATTCTTAGCACTTATCCATAGGTCGAGCCCCTTTACTGCCTTGTAATTTTCGTTAATACTCACCACCTCGATGGATACAAGCACTAAAGATAGCATTTTTGTTAGCATCAAAGGCACTGAAAAGAAGGTTAACACTATATCATTAAGGATAAAATAATCAATGAGATAGAATAAAATAACCGTTATTTCATACAGCAACATCTTACTGATCACAGAAGATAGCCTGCGTGAGGTGATTGGTTGCTTGAGTTTCTTGGCCTTCCACACTCCTGTAATGGTATCAACGAAGATGGCAAACCCTATCAGGAACATGAGCCCCGTGATAGGCATAAAAAAAGCACTAACCATGCTCAGGTAAATGGGCCATTTAGATTGAAACGCTGTGAGTAGTATGGATAGCTGTGTTCTCACAGTATTAAGATGCTGTTATTGTACCCATTCTCACGGAAGTTACCGCACATCCCTGTGCAAGTCAACTGCCAAGGGGTGATACACTCACATGTTGCGAACATAGGGCGAAGGTCTGTATCTGTATTGAGTGCTGAGATGAAGATAGGGAATAGATTTTTGTTAGCTAACAACCAACGTATGAGCCTCTGCTCAAAGAAAGCAGCTTTCTGTGCATAGTGCTCCATACCAAAGGCTACCTCACCACGGGATACGCTTGCTGAGTAGTCACCGTTCTGAGTCTGAAGGCCTTTGTTTTTCAATTGATAGCTCAAACCGAATACAGCATCTTCTGCAGACCTCCATGCAATGACCGGCTGAATAAACTCTACCAGGTTTATCTCATCATTGGTCAAGGTCTGAGCATTGTATGCATTCAGTAGATGGTTGTAGAATGTGGTGCCAAGGATAGGCTGTATCCTTAGAGCTGACTGAGTAGCTATGTATGGGGTCACATCAGTCACATCCACATTGGCTGTGATGGGTGTGTTGGTCTTGAGGTAGTTTTCAGTTATGAAGTAAAGCATTACTGAGCTGTGTTAGTTGGTTCGTCAATAGGAGGTAATTGAGCCAAGGCTCGTATCTCATTGGTGGTCATTTTTTCAAGGACCTTGTTGAGTAATGGTTCACTCAAGGTGTTTAATGCCTCTTTTACCCGGGTAGTATCATCATCTACCTCAACAATAGTATCTCCAATGATTTGGTAGTTGTTGATCGTGAAGTGAGCAGGCAGCTTAGCTATTCCAAGGAGCTCATTGAATATGGTCTCAACCTGTGCACGGATTTTCTTGACTACGTTTTTCTCAAATATCACATAAGCCTGCTTAATATCCGAGCCACTACCCAGGGAGCCTGTGGTTCTAACGCCCATAAGAATAGGGTCGATAGTGTGAGCAAAGCAAATCTGCTCAGTATTGAGGGCAGAAGCCTCATGAAATAGCTTATCATTTGCGTTGGTTGGTAATGCTTCAATTTTTGGAAGTTGGTCCTGGCTATTAGCAAAGAATGCAACCGCCTTACCAGCATTCTGTGCACCCTTCAACCTGTCAATGGTCTCCTTAATCATGTGCTTCTCCTCCTCTGATTGTGGCCTCTTAGGGAACATCATAGCAAAGGATGGGAAAATGCTGTTTTGAATGTTACTTTTTGCGAAGTATGACAGCTCACCGCTTAGAAACGCAAAGTTTAATGCCGATGTATATTGAGGTAACGGATAATAGTCCTGCCCAACTGAATGAACCTCATAACAATAGAGCTGAACCTCATCCTTGCAGGTCATGTGGTAGGGCTTAATCTCTACAACATCTAATCTTTGGCTCCAGTCATTGCTCAAATAGTACTTTTTCTTGCACCGTGATACCCTTACTTTCTCAGGGCTGACGTTGTACACCTTTATTAGCTTACCTTTCTCATTGAACACAAGCTTGAAGTATATTCTATTGTGCAAAATTAACTGCTGAGTAACCGCTTCAACGGTGTGCTTGAGTTTTATCTTTCTTTCCCAGGTGTAAAGGTCCACCTTCTCCTGTGCTGTTAGCTTGTCAGCATCCAAGGAATAGCCTCCACCGATAACGGCATTGGTCTTGAAGTCAACAATGGCACCATGAAGGGGTGAACTGAAGTACATTTGATTCAGCACCTCGGGATATAGGTTGCCCTCACCAAAGTCTACCCAGTTACCTGCAGTCCATCTACCATTGACGTAGGGTAAAGTTAGGTTACCTCTACCAACAGGTAGGAATGGGGTGCTGAAAGCCTGGTATCCTTCCACTACGGTAGGACCCTGCTCTTGTTTTCTGCTAAATATATCGTACCAAGCCATGTCTATGTGTATACTGATGAAGGTGCAGGTCCACTAACTACCATTCTACCCTCCTCAATGACTACACCTGTGGTCTGAGCAATGCTTAAAGGTGTGGTGAATGGTCCACTCTTCTCATATATTTGATAGGTGTATTGGCCTACAACAAGGCTGAGGTCAGTGGGCTCTACTAAACTAAATAAATTGTACCGCTCAGGATACAATGATGTATCTGCAGCAGTGAATAAGATGGGTGTGCTCGTTGTGTTGTATTCATTTGTAAACACAAAGAGGTAACTCGGGTTTGTCACCGTTGTTACCTCTGTAAGTGTAAGGACTATTTTGTTACTTGAATTTTGAGCAATGTAGATCATCTACAATATATTGTCAGACCTACCGTAGAATGTTCAAAATTAGAAGTTCACCCCGATAGCTTGAAGAGCAGTAGTGTTCATGGTTACCTCGTATGCAAGGAATTCATTTTCCGCAACCAGTGTAACGGAATATTTACTACCATCAGCCCTGGCCTGGCCGGAGCCTTCACCTGATGCAGATAACTGCAAGTAAGGGAAGTACCAATACTTACCGTTAGCATCTTTTACGATGGCAGATAGGTACTGCTGTCCTGAACCTAAGATTTTGATAGCTCGTGATGTAGCCATCTCTCTGCGGTGGAACATTAAGTTAATAGTCTGAGTCACGAATGAGCTACCGTTGACAAGGTCGGAAGTAAGCTCCTCAGTGTAGTTAGATGTATTTCTACGGATGTAGTAGTCAGTGAATATGACAGGAGTAGGTAACGTTGTTAATGTGAAACCTGTCACTTCCCAATCACCAGGGTTAGTGGTGTTAACTAATACACTCACTACATCATCCTGTGGAATTAAAGCAATCCCATGCAATCCACCAGAGTTGTTCTCACAGCTCTTGGCAACCGCTTCTAATGCTTGGCAAACATTTGGCATGATTAAAGAGTATTAAAGAGCCCCCTTTTCAGAGGGCTCAAGATTATTATTAAGAATAGAAAACGATTTCAGTAGGGTTCACGAAGTGGAAGCCAATCTTCATGTCCGCACGAGTACGGATGTAAGGCTCAGCAACAGTGTCACGTAGGTTAACCGCACGCAAATCAGAGCTATCTCCTTCAGCATCGAATGCATAGATAAGGTTGTCTTTCAAAGTGATAACGAAAGTATCATTTGACATCCCTTGGCATTGAACGATTTTGATACCTAAGTAAGTCAAAGACAAATCTTGAGTGATGTATGCATTGGTGTTACCTGAAGCTACTCCTAATCGGTAGATGTTAACCAATTGAGTAGGAAGGTAGATGCGTAGATCAGCAGTATTAGCAGCAACAGCAGCAGGCAATAAAGCGAATGCAGCAGATAGTGCAGCCTCAAGAGCAGTGAAGTTAGCGATAGCACCAGTACCACCGTTGATAACACCACCAGGTCCTACAGCAGCAGCTAACTTTTTCTCATAACCATCACATAAAGCAAGTGTAGGGTTAGGGCTTAAAGTATCACCTTTCCATCGGATATTCTCGATGTCTTGAGCTACAGTCTTAGCCATAGTCTCCCAATAAAAGTTCATGAAAGATGCAACAGAGAAGTCACTGTTAGATCCTTTAGTCATTTGCAAGGAAACGAATGACTGCTCAAGGTCAAACTGACAGATTTGAGCCATAGCAGATACAGCACAAACGTCAATTAATACTGCACTCAAGTCATCAGTTGAGCCTGGAGTAGGCCATGCACAAGTAGATGATTGTAATACATTACCGAAAACAACAGTACCAAGTTTAGTCTGATATTTAACACCAGGCAAAGTACGGAAGTTGTTAGGTA